AAAATATAAAAACTCAACACAACAAATCAAAGACAAGCGAAGCAAAACAAACGTAACGATCACCGTTTTGAGGCTCACTTACTACAATCAAATCACGAAAACACGCACGATAACATCAACCAAATGGCATCCATCATGTTCGGAACAATCAACTACACTCAATTCAAGGCACAGATTCAAACTGCTCAGCAAAGGCCTGAAACTAATCAGGGCAAGGATATGGAAAACAAACACAAAGAAAGCTCTTGTGTTTGTGGGATGAAATTGAGAAGGGGAAAGATCGAAATACCACCTGGTGTGGAAAAACTAGATTTTTCTGACAAACTCAAAAACCGCGATGCGTGTCTCTTCTCCAAATCAGGGAAACCGTACGCATACACTGGCGGCGTTCACGACAGCAAAGGATGGCACCCCATTTGCGATGAAATACTGAAAAGCATTGGTGTGCCAAACGGGACATTCAACCAGTGTTTGGTGCAACGTTACCAACCTGGAGGGAAAATTGGGCTCCATGCTGATAACGAAAAATGCTACGCACAGGGCCACCAAGTTCTGACTGTGAATGCAACCGGAGAGGGGAGATTCACAGTTGCATGCAGACTGGGTTCGATGACAGCACACATGAAGCAGGGTGATTGGCTCCTAATGCCCCACGGGTGTCAGGAAACACACAAACACAAGGTGGTGGCAGATGCAGAGCGCATCTCTTTCACCTTCAGGAAGGAGATTGACGGAAGCACGCCAAAATGCGCACATGTAGCGCCACATAACAAGCAACCAAACGAAGTTGACAACATGTCAGCTGTCCAAGAAATGGCGCAACGGAGAGCAGATAAATACATTAATTGCAGCCTTACACAAACCGCAGCTGGACGAATCCGATTCGAACACACAAAGCCTGTGGTGGCCGGGTGTAAGACGATGAAGCAGGCAATCCGTGATGGGTGGGTTCCAGAGCGAATCATCACCAAAATTGAAATTAGCAACGAAAAGATAACCAGTTCAATTGAACCAATCATTCCACGGGTTCCCCACGCTACATCAAAATCACTCAAGAAATGTCAGAAGCAAAGGCAGATACGTAAATCGGAAACAGCCATTGCTAATTTGGTAAAGCTTGTTGGGGCAATCGCCAAAACAAATAACAAGCGAATACAAGTAATCGGGAAGCGCACGAACAATCTTGAATTCCGCACACGGAGAGGGATTAAAGAACTATTCACTCTCACCAAGCATGAGTCAGGAAAATTTGCCAGACGTGACGTGAAAGCAGACGACGCTTATGAGTGGCTTGTTGGGTTAATTCTCAGCTCGAGCAAGACGAAACGAAAACTGCTCGGCAGTGAAATAACACATGGGGATAGCGGTTTGACAATTCCAACTAGCAGACTGGTTGGCACTGGGCAAACGGATCGAGTCAACCTGTGTGTACGCGGAGCTCTGAATGGACAGTTGCTTGATGCTCGGGAAACACACCGGGATAGTAACATAATGCAAATGACCCACTACTCAGATGTTGCAGTTAAATTCTGGAAAGGGTTCAATAAGCAATTCTTGGAGCAACGAGGGTCCGCACCAAAGCACAATTGCGAATCAAATTTTGATGTCGAAAGGTGTGGCAGCGTTGCGGCAATAATTTGTCAGGCGATATTCCCTAGCCACCGAATAACGTGTAACGCTTGTGCTAGAGAATTTGAACAGCTCACCGAGAAGGAACGATATGAGCTTTTGCATCCGCGCGTCAATAGAACCCTAGATTTGCTGAATCGCGAGTACAGGGAATTTACACATGTTACCCAAACACTGAAGGATGTTGTGGCGAATGCGCAAGGGAAGACTGGAGACTACGATATTTTTGCAGAAACACAAGCACTAATATCGCACCGCAAGGAAGCGCCATTCTCGCACGTCAACCGGATCAACGAAACACTCACACGTGGCTCTGGTATCAGTGCAAACGACATAGTGTACATTCAACGAGAATTGCTCGAGATTGCACGCTACTTGAATAATAGAACTGAGAACATCAAGCAAGGTTCATTGGCTTCCTTTAGAAACAAGGTCTCGGCAAAAGCACACATAAACCCTGCATTGATGTGTGACAATCAGCTTGATAAGAATGGGAACTTTGTCTGGGGAGAGCGTGGAAAGCATGCAAAGCGTTTCTTAACAAATTTCTACACCAAGATAGACCCAACGCGAGGGTATGACAATTTCTTGGTCAGGAAAAATCCAAATGGTTCACGCAAATTGGCAATCGGCAATTTAATCCTTTCAACGAATTTTGAATCATTGCGTGACCAAATGGAAGGAGAACCAATCGAGGAGCAGAACTTGACAAATGCATGCGTGAGCAAGCTAGAGGGTACATTTGAATACCCCTGCTGTTGTGTAACACGGGAGGATGGAACACCGTTGAAATCAGGACTAATAATGCCAACAAAGAATCATCTGGTTGTTGGGAATACAGGTGATCCAAAATACGTTGATTTACCAACAGAGATTGAGACAGGACTGTATGTTGCAGCAGAGGGTTATTGCTATGTCAATATTTTCATGGCAATGCTGGTAAATGTTGATGAAGTCGATGCAAAGGATTTCACAAAAATGACGCGAGATACAATCATACCACGACTCGACAAATGGCCCTCAATGATGGATGTTGCAACAGCATGTTACTTTTTGGCAACGTTCTATCCAGGAGTACTCAATGCAGAATTGCCACGAATATTGATCGACCACAAGACAAAAACAATGCATGAGCTCGACTCGTATGGCTCTAGGGAAACGGGATTCCACATCTTGAAGGCAAACACAGTAAAACAGCTGCTTAGGTTCGCGATGAGGGCACTGGATTCAGAAATGAAAAATTACTTGGTTGGTGGAACGGTGGCGCAGAGTGAGTATGCATCAATGAAGTTGCTCATACGCGGTGTATATAGGCCACACATACTGATCAACACACTCGAAAGCGAACCGCATATGCTCACCCTTAGCCTATTGTCACCAAGTGTGCTAATCGCAATGCACAATAGTGGTTCCTTTGAACAAGCCGTGCAGATGTTTGTGAAGAAGGATATGAATGTTGCAACACTTTTCGTCACTTTGTCCACACTCGCACAACGTTGCTCCGTAGCCCGTTGTATTGTTGAACAACAAAAGATAATCGAAGGAAGAATTGATGATCTGATTGAATTGGTGAATGCTTCAAGAATGAAAACACCAATCTCACAGTTGGCAATGACAATGTTGATTAGAATTGCAAACAGAAGAGACACAGACGCACAGCTGGTTGCAAACGGGTATGAGCTGCTCGCAAATAAGAGCATGGAGATCTTGGAAAAAAATTACAAGCAGGAATTGGAGGCTTCATGGCGCGCACTACCGTTGTGTGGAAAATTCTCAGCAATAAAACGATCATTAAAGGGCTTTGTATATACGGCAAAATCAGAAATCCGCATCGAAACAGGAGACTCAACAGGCAACTCACACATCTCACGAAGGCAATTACTTGGGAAAGTTAGCAAGAAGATAGCTAAGTGTGCAAAGAGCTATAATACAAGAATAAACTCATTAGTGCATGCGTGTGGTAGGCAGATCCGCAGCAGGGTGTTTAGCGCTGTGAATTATATGGTACCAGACATAATTAGGTTTATAAATATATTAGTTGTATTTAGCTTGTTTGTCTCAATCATAACAACCCTGCATGGCTACATACTTAAACACCGTGAGATGCAAATGGCCATAGAAGCTGGGATGGACGAAAAGAACGAAAGGCTTGTATATGGTATATACAAGCAGATGTGTGATCGACTTGGACATGCACCAACCAAAGATGAGTTTTTATCAGAGGTAGGGGCTTTCGATTCGAACCTAGGGGAATGGGCGAACAAGTGGGTGAGGAGCCAATTTATCGTCAAATTGCAGGCTCGTTCACAAGGGCAGACGGAACTAGAGCGAGTTGTTGCATTTGTAGCACTCGTAATGATGCTATTTGATTGCGAGAGAAGCGACTGCGTGTACAAAGTTCTCAATAAACTCAAGGGATGCATAGGAACAATTGAAGGAGGGGTTAAACACCAGAGTTTGGACGACATACAAACGGAAGCAGAGGAAAAGCTACGCACCACAGACTTCGTCCTAGACATGGATCGGCAGCCACCAAGCACTATCACCGATACAACATTCCAAGAATGGTGGGAGGATAGTTTGGCACGCAACAGTGTGATACCACACTACAGAAGTGAGGGAGTTTTCAAGGAGTTCACAAGAGCCACTGCAACTCAAGTAGCTAATGAAATAGCCCACAGTGAGCACACGGATTTTCTCATTCGAGGTGCAGTGGGATCCGGAAAGTCAACTGGGCTACCGTTTCAATTGCAGATGAAAGGTCATGTTTTATTGCTCGAACCCACGCGTCCATTAGCTATCAATGTAGCAAATCAACTGCGCGAAACTCCATTCTTCCTCAAACCGACAATGCGCATACGTGGTGCGTCGCATTTTGGTTCATCACCTGTGACAGTTATGACGAGTGGTTTCGCCCTCCAATATCTTGGACATAACCCTTCACAATTGCGCGATTTTAAGTTCATCATATTCGACGAATGTCACGTACACGATAGCGCAGCGATGGCCTTCCGAGCTTTACTAGCAGAACACCAATTTCAAGGCAAGATAATTAAAACATCTGCAACGCCACCAGGACGCGAGGTCGAGTTCACAACCCAACACCCCGTCGACATCATCACGGAGGATAACCTTTCATACGAACAATTTGCAAGAGGCCAAGGTTCTGGGGTGAATTACGATGTCACACACAGAGGTGATAACATCCTTGTCTATGTTCCAAGCTACAACGCTGTTGATTCATTGGCACGCGACCTCTTAGCGAAGAACTTCATGGTGACAAAGGTTGATGGTCGAACAATGAAGATGGGCAACTTGTCAATCCAGACACACGGCACACCGAGCAAAAAGCATTTCATCGTGGCAACAAACATAATCGAGAATGGAGTTACACTGGATATAGATGTCGTGGTTGACTTTGGCCTAAAGGTTGTTGCATATCTGGATGTGGAAGACCGAACAATCAGATACAAGCAGGTGTGCATTTCATATGGCGAACGGATACAAAGACTGGGACGGGTTGGTCGATTCAAGAAGGGCACGGCACTCAGAATTGGTAGCACTGAGAAAGGACTACAAGAGATACCACAAATGGTTGCTACGGAAGCGGCACTGTTCTGCTTTTGCTTCAGTTTACCTGTAATGGCAGCAAACGTTTCATTGAGCTTATTGGCAAACTGTACATTACGACAAGTGCGCACCATGATGAAGTTTGAAGTGACGCCATATTACATGGCACAAGTCACATCCCACGACGGGTCGATGCACCCAAGTGTCCACGCCACTCTAAAGAAGTACATTCTGAAAGATAGTGAAATTTTGCTCAACAAAATGGCATTACCGTACACCGCATCGCGAACGTGGATCACAGCAGGGCAGTACGAAAGGCTTGGATGCAAAAATGACATGCCCGAATCGGTACGGATACCTTTTTGGTGTAAAGAAGTGCCAGCAAAAACACATGAAGACGTGTGGGACTGTATCCTCAAGAATAAGTCAGATGTGACAATAAAACCGATCAGCAGCCACAGCGCATGCAAAGTTGCGTACACACTCAAAACGGATCCAGCATCTATCATGCGAACAATAGCAACCATTGACCAATTGATAGTTGAGGAACAAACGCAACTAGCATACTTCGCAGCAGCCACAGAGAGCACAATCACATCTTCGCGCATATCCCTTCACACAATCATTTCAGCAATGAGAACTCGATACGCTTCCAATCACACACTCGAGAACATCGCTATCTTGCAGAAAGCAAAAGCGCAAATCCTTGAGTTCAAAAATCTCAATTCGTACGAGGACATGCAAGAGGAGAACGAAGCAAAGCTCATAAACAAGATCATGAACTGTGGAGCAACTGGGCTTGTGCAACATCAAGGAATCAATGAAATTAGCAAAGCACTTGGACTCAAAGGTAAATGGAATGCAAGCCTAATCACAAGGGACGTAATTGTGTTGGGTGGAGTTGCGCTTGGTGGAGCCTACATGATCTACACATGGTTCAAACAAAAATTCAATGAACCTGTGACCCATCAAGGCAAGGGGAAGAGGCACTTGCAGAAACTGCGTTTCAGAGAAGCACGTGACAAAAAGGTTGGATACTTTGTGCACGCAGATGACGATACAATTGGAGCGTATTTCGGAGAAGCATACACCAAACGCGGCAAGGTTAAAGGAAGCACCCAAACCAAAGGCATGGGGATGAAAAACAGAAAGTTCGTGAATTTCTATGGTTATGATCCTGCCGATTACTCCCTAGTACGGTTCGTCGATCCACTCACAGGCCACATCATTGAGGATTCACCGCACGTAGACGTCTCCCTGATTCAAGAAGAGTTCACTGCAGAGCGTCTGAAGGAGTTGGAGAAAGATGAAGATTTCATGGAGCAAATGACAAATCACAACACAATCCAAGCATACTTCATAAAGAATATGAGCACAGACGCCTTGCGAGTCGATCTCACGCCACACAAACCACTCGCTGCTGGCAATAAATCAACTTCCATCGCAGGTTCTCCCGAAAGAGAGGGTGAATTACGTCAGACAGGGCCGCCAGTTATAGTACCAATCAGCACAGTTCCTGAAATAGAGAATGGTGACGTAGTTGGTCACGAAGCCCGCTCATTGCAAAAAGGATTGCGTGATTACAACCCAATAGCCAGTATGATATGCAAGCTAACGAACATCGGAGGAGATACATCGCTATATGGCATTGGCTACGGACCCTACATCATAACGAATCGACATCTGTTCAGGAAAAATAATGGTGAACTGCGAATCGAATCCAGACACGGCGAGTTCCTGGTGAAGAACACATGCACACTCAAGATGCATCCAGTCGAGGGGCGGGATATTGTGATCATACAATTACCAAAAGATTTCCCTCCATTCCCTAGCAAACTCCGATTTCGTCAACCTATGAATGGAGAATCAATTTGCATGGTTGGATCAAATTTCCAAACGAAAAGCATAACGAGTACTGTTTCTGAGAGTAGCACCACGTATCAACTGGATGGCAGCAACTTCTGGAAACATTGGATCAGCACAAGTGATGGACAATGTGGTTTACCACTTGTCGCACTCAGCGACGGGCACATATTGGGAATACACAGTCTCGCAAGTTGTGTCAACACCGTGAACTACTTCGCATCAATACCTCTCAACTTCGAAGCCGAGAAACTCAATACAAAGGAGGCATTGAAATGGACACAACACTGGGTGTATAATCCGAAGGAGGTCTGCTGGGGCGGTCTCGGGCTTAAGCAAAACCAACCAGTCGAGCCGTTCAAGGTAAGCAAGTTGATATCAGATCTATTCGATGATGCTGTTAAAGAACAAGCGTGCACGGCTCAATGGGTCATGAACGAATTGTACGGAAATCTGAAAGCTGTGGCAGCATGCCCAAGCCAGCTTGTTACCAAGCACACAGTCCAAGGAAAGTGTAGACTTTTCGAGATCTACCTGAATACACATAATGAGGAGCGAGATTATTTCAAACCACTGATGGGTGCATACGATAAGAGCAAGCTCAATCGTGCAGCATTTCTAAAGGACGTGTTGAAGTACGCGAAACCCACTATAGTAGGGGAGGTCAATCACAAGATTTTTCAACAAGCCTGCAAAAGTCTCCTAATCACACTCAGGGAGGTTGGTATGGTCGACTGCAAATACATCACAGATCATATGGAGATAATAGACTCTCTAAACATGAAGTCAGCAGTTGGAGCACAATACAGTGGCAAGAAACGCCAGTACTTCGAAGATTACACTGATTCTGATTACGAAGAATTGGTGAGAGCCAGCTGCAAACGATTGTACATGGGACAATTTGGACTGTGGAATGGATCGCCGAAAGCAGAGCTACGACCAATCGAGAAAACCCTGGCGAACAAGACTCGCGTTTTTACAGCTGCACCTTTGGACACGTTACTTGGCGGGAAAGTTTGTGTGGATGATTTTAACAACCAATTTTACTCACACAACCTTGAGGCACCGTGGAGCGTTGGGATGACGAAATTTCACAAAGGATGGGACAAGCTACTCAAATCTTTGCCAGATGGGTGGGTATATTGCGATGCCGATGGTTCACAGTTCGACAGTTCTCTAACACCATACCTCATCAATGCTGTTTTGGACACACGGTTGGAATTCATGGAGGATTGGGATGTTGGAAGGCAGATGATCAGGAATCTGTACACAGAAATCATATACACTCCAATACTCGCGCCGGATGGATCAATTATAAAGAAATGTAAGGGCAACAACAGTGGACAGCCCTCGACAGTGGTTGATAACACTTTAATGGTTATACTAGCCATGAAGTATGCACTAATCCAGGCGAAGATTCCATCCGAAGAACATGACCTCTACTGCAAATACTTTGCAAATGGGGATGATTTGCTGATCGCTATTCATCCAAACAAAGAGCACATATTAGACACATTTGCAGAGAGTTTTGCGCAGCTCGGTTTGAACTACACATTCGACACACGCACACAAAACCGAGAGGATTTATGGTTCATGTCCCATAAAGGGGTTCTCATTGATGACACATATATACCAAAGCTTGAGAAAGAGAGAATCGTCTCAATCCTCGAATGGGACAGATCACACGAACCAGTCCACAGATTAGAGGCAATCTGTGCATCCATGATTGAAGCATGGGGTTATCCGGAATTGTTGTACGAAATACGGAAATTCTATGCATGGGTTTTGGAGCAAGCACCATATAGTGAACTGGCAAAACAAGGGAAGGCACCATACATCGCAGAAATCGCATTGCGAAACCTGTATCTCTCAACTGAATCCACACCGGATGAAATTGGTGCCTACATACGAGCCTGCTGGGAAAACTACAATGACGATCACGAACTAGCAGTCACTCACCAAGGTGACAAGCTAGATGCAGGCCAGAGTTCAGTTCCACAACCGAAGAAAGATAAGAACAAAGAGCAAGGCAACGATTTGGTATCGCAACCGCAGCAGGACAAAGACGTGAATGTTGGAACAAGCGGTACATTCCCAGTACCACGAGTGAAGTCAATTACGAACAAAATGCGACTCCCAAAATCCAAAGGTCAGGTTGTACTAAATTTGGAACATCTCTTGGAGTATAAGCCAGACCAACTCGATTTATCAAACACGCGTTCAACACATGTGCAATTTGATGGTTGGTATAATGGAGTAAAAGAAGCATATGATGTAACAGATGACCAAATGAAGATCATTCTAAATGGACTGGTGGTCTGGTGCATTGAGAATGGAACATCCCCAAACATAAATGGGAGCTGGGTGATGATGGATGGCGAGGAACAAGTGACTTACGCACTCAAACCCATCCTCGAGAATGCAAAACCAACGTTCAGGCAAATAATGGCACATTTCAGCAATGTTGCTGAAGCATACATAGAGATGCGCAATCTCCAAAAGCCATATATGCCACGATACGGCAGGCAACGTAACCTGAACGACATGAACCTTGCACGATTTGCATTCGACTTCTACGAAGTCACATCGAACACACCCCCGCGAGCAAGAGAAGCCCACATGCAAATGAAGGCAGCTGCACTTAGCGGGGTGCAGAGCAAATTATTTGGGCTAGATGGTGGAGTATCGACCACCAGTGAGGATACGGAGCGTCACACAGCGAACGATGTTAGCAAGAACATGCATAGCCTTCTTGGCATGACTCAGCATTAACATCTGGATAGTTGCGTGAAACATGAGAATCCCACGAGATGAAGCACACCTTATAAACTAATTATAATTTCTGTTTATTTGCGTTTGTTGTCGAATACATTATGCTTGCCTTCTTAGTGATGTTGTACATCGTGAAGTCTTGTCCATAGTGTGCTAGATAAAAAAA